TTCAATTTCATAACCCGTTGATTATCAAGTGGATCAGACCGTTGACAAATGTCCCAAAATAGGATATAATATACATATAAGATTGAGAAGAAATATTATGAAAATTACTAAAGAAATGGAAACTGCGCTCGAACGAGTGCTAAAAACAATCGTTGTTAATTACAACCGATTTATGAGTGGAGATGAAGAGCACGTCGTTGAGATGAGAGAAGAGTTCGCAAAAGGTGTTAAATATGACATTGGAAACAAATACATTAAGATCAGCAATGGTGGATCGGTTCATTCATTCATTGTTAATACTGATACTGATAAGAAGTTTGCTTATGGTGATATTTTAAAAGCAGCCACTTGGGCCTCTCCAGCTCGAAACAAAGCCCGCGGAAGTGTATTCAATGATTCCGATATTGCAACTAGAATCTGCTGGACTGGAGTGAATTACTAATATGCCTCATACATATATTAAAACATATGACCTCTCAAAGGTTTGGCCCCCGATCGACACTATTCAGTTTTGTATGAAGAACAATTTCAGTCGAGGTCTCAAGTCTGATGAATATAACGATTCAAGTGTGATTAAGGAACAGCTAGAAGAGTCACTCAAGTCTGATGAAGGATATCTCATTGTTGCGCACGACGGAAACAAATACACTGGCTGGGGTATGGCATATAATAAGGATGATGCTCGGCAAAGTAAAGGCTTCCAATGTTATGTGATGCCACACCAACGCCGAAAAGGAATCGGAACTCGACTCCTTGAAAAAGCCTGCAGTCTTGTTGGTCGAGTAGAGGTATATGATCACGCAACTAGCAACAAGTTTTTTAAAGCAAATGGACTTACGAATAAGGAAGCAATCACAGGCAATCGATTAAAGAAAAAGGTAAAATGAAAAAACCAACAGTAAACCCAAATATACGCCACGGCGGCCCTTATGATCGAGGAGCAGCAGACGCATACTACATGCGTGCACCCAGACCACATTACTTCGTAAGAGATTCATACAATTCCCCGAAAGTGGAACAAGATAAGATGACCGAGGATGAAGTTAATCTATATCATGAGGGTTTCGAAAATCAGACATTCTTCAAAGAAAATTAATATGACAATGACACCAAAAGAACGAATGGAATCTTGGGAAAATCTAGGTGAGCCAAAACCAGATTGGGAAACATTCAAACGAATGCTCCCATCTTGTAATAACAATCCACTAGTGGTACGAACACTATGGATAAAGAAGAACTCTCAATCTAAGGTGACGATCACACAATAGACTATGAAAAAATTATACAGTACAGATTATGTTGTCATAAAGAATGGCGAACCAACAGAACCTCTAGATATCATCTACTCAGATGAATCAATCATTGAGATGGTGAACTCTGGCACAACGCCGCTATGTTCTGATGGAGAGCAATTTGTCAGCATGACTGATTTACCTTTAGAGTTACAACAAAAATATCTAAACAAATTAACAGATTAAATAACAATATGGAAGATAGAGATACAAAAGAAGTATATGATAACATTTGCGTTGTCACGAGAGAAGATATTAATGTGGATGTTCCTGGTGAAGTCCTCAATTTTCGACCCAATGAATTCCTAAAGGTTGTGATTGGCAAATCAGTGGCTCTTAATCTACAATATGAACCCTCGCAGGGTGTGTATATTGGAGAGAAGTCAAAGATGCCATTCTTCTCAAAAGGACCAAAGAAATTAAAATAAGTATTTACATCCAAGTATAAACAGTATATAATAACATAATGAACTACGAACAACTAGAAGAAAAAGTAAATCAGTGGGCAGCCGATAAAGGTATTCTCGGAAAGGCTACCGCGCTCACACAACTTGGTAAAACCCAAGAAGAGCTGGATGAAACTCGCCAAGCTCTTCTTGCTTTGGAATTTGCTGAAGACGATCATGATAAACAAGTGAAAAGATCTGAAGCATTGGCTGAGGTTGAAGATGGTATTGGCGATATGCTAGTTACTATCATCATCTGCGCTAAGTTGGCAGGACTCAATTCAGTTGAATGTCTGGAAGCAGCTTATAATGTGATTAAGACTCGCACAGGTAAGATGGAGAATGGTGTCTTTGTTAAAGATGCTTAAGCACAATAATATATAATACTATGTCACTACTAGAAAAACTAAAAAAATCAAGCCGAACAGCCGGCGCAGATATTCTATCTGAATCAAAGTTCTTTTCCGAAAAGGAAATGACTACAACATCGGTGCCGATGATTAACGTCGCACTCTCTGGTTCCACTAAAGGTGGTATCTCTTCAGGTCTAACAGTGTTAGCTGGTCCAAGTAAGCACTTCAAAACATCGTTTGCCCTTTTGATGGCTGGCGCTTATATGAAGAAGCATAAGGATGCAGTTCTCATGTTCTATGATTCGGAGTTTGGATCACCTCAATCATACTTTGAGAGTTTCGGCATTGACACATCTCGTGTATTACATACACCTGTCACCAATATTGAAGAACTCAAGTTTGATCTAGTTCACCAACTTACTGAAATTGATCGTAAGGATAAGGTGATGGTTGTGATTGATTCTATTGGTAATATTGCCTCGAAGAAAGAAATTGATGATGCTGAGAATATGAAATCGGTTGCTGATATGACTCGAGCTAAGGCTCTTAAAGGTCTATTCCGCATGATTACACCATTCTTGACTCTTAAAGATATTCCTCTATTGGCAGTCAATCACACGTATCAAACACAAGAGATGTTCTCAAAGGCAGTTGTGTCTGGTGGAACTGGTGTAATGTACAGTGCAAACGATGTGTGGATCATCGGTCGCCGCCAAGATAAGACAGGTACCGAAGTGCAGGGCTATCACTTCATTATTAATATTGAGAAGTCTCGCTTTGTGAAGGAGAAGTCTAAGATTCCAATTAGCGTAAGTTGGAATGGAGGTATCGAGAAGTGGTCGGGCCTATTAGATCTTGCTCTTGAAACTGGTTACGTTGTTAAACCTAAGAATGGTTGGTATATGGCAATGAATCCAGCGACAAAGGAAGAATTGAGTGGAAACCTTCGTGCTGCACAAACAATGACTGAAGAGTTTTGGACAAAGATCTTTGATAAGACAGACTTTGAAAAGGCTATTGAGAAACGATATAAGGTTGCTCATGTTTCTATGCTTGAAGAACTTCGCACTAAAGATGAAACACTTACAAAGGAGGTTGTTGAAGATGGAGATTCCTAAGTACACAATGGTTGAAAAAGAAGACGTAGATTACTTCGGCTTCAAGATTCAAGAGGGAGAATATAAGGATGTTGTATATTTCTATGGTGAAGTGAAGATCGAAGAAAATGAAGAAGAGGACAACGCAGTCCTCAACTTCAATTATAAGATTGACAATGGGAATGAACAGTATAGTATAGAACAATTAGAAGACTCTGTTAAGTTCAATGACTTAATGGGTGATATCCTAGCAACCATATTAGATACCAAAAATACAGAGAATGACAAAGGACTTACAGACGATAATTCTTAATAACTTAATATACAATGAAAACTTCACAAGAAAATCATTACCCCACTTAAAGGCTGAATACTTTGAGAAGTTTAATGCACCTGTATATAAGTTAATATTATCTTTTATAAGTACATACAATAAACTGCCTAATTCTGCGGCTCTAGAGATAGAGTTTCAGAATTCGGATCATGTTTCTCGAAATGATGCGAATGAGGTCCTATCCCTCATTCGTGCGCTGGACAAAGAAGAGAAGGTTGATGACACGTGGCTGATTGACTCAACCGAGAAGTGGTGTAAAGATCGCGCCGTTTATCTTGCTATCATGGAATCCATTGAGATCATTGATGGTAAGAAGAGTGATAAATCTGAAGGTGCCATCCCCGAAATCCTATCTGATGCACTTGGTGTTTCGTTTGATTCAAACGTTGGACACGATTATATCGAAAACTCTGATGAGCGATTTGCTTTCTATCATAAGAAAGAAAACAAGATGCCATTTGATATTGAGATGCTCAACACCATTACAAAGGGTGGTGTTGGTCGAAAGACATTAAACATCATTCTTGCTGGCACAGGCGTTGGCAAGAGTTTGGCGATGTGCCACTTCGCCGCTGCTGCTCTTACCGAGGGCAAGAGTGTCCTCTACATCACATTGGAAATGGCGGAAGAGAAGATCGCTGAACGTATCGATGCAAACTTATTTGATGTTGATATTGGAGATATTGAGAATATGCCCAAGGAGTTGTTTGATACCAAGGTGAAAAAGATTCAATCTAAGACTCAAGGGAAGTTAATCGTTAAGGAATATCCGACTGCTGTGGCGCATGCTGGACACTTCCGTGCTCTTCTAGAAGAGTTAAAGATGAAGAAAGATTTCAAACCTGATGTCATCTTCATTGATTATCTTAACATCGCAGCATCTTCACGAATGAAAGGTCTCGGAGGTTCAATCAACTCATACTCATATGTCAAGGCTATTGCCGAAGAACTTCGAGGCATCGCTGTTGAATTCAACGTACCAATCTGGTCTGCAACTCAGGTTACACGAACAGGATTCGGCAATTCTGATGTTGAGATTACAGATACTTCAGAATCATTCGGCTTGCCAGCAACTTGTGATTTAATGATCGCACTAATCTCAACAGAACAGCTTGAAGGTATGAATCAACTCATGGTGAAACAACTTAAGAATCGATATAATGACCCAACACAAAATAAAAGATTCGTTGTTGGAATTGATCGAGCCAAGATGAGATTGTATGATGTTGAAACTTCTGCTCAGAATCTATCAGGTGATGGATCATCTAATTCCACATCCACACAGTCTGATACAGACTTCTCAACATTCAAGATTTAATATGATTACAATATCGATAAGCGGTGCGACTAAGTCTGTGAGAGAGGAGATTGAGAGTGCCTTCTTCTTCTATGTTAATAGACTTATGCCAAGACTGAAAACACTTGAAGTGGATGTAAAGTTCATAAGAAACTTGGCTGGAAAGGAATGTCTTTACGGCGACTGTGCATGGAATGATAAAAACCATCAACCAAGGGATTTTACGATCAGACTTGATTCTGCGATAGATCTAGATTCGATTCACGATACCTTTGCTCATGAAATGATTCACGTGAAACAGTATGTGAGGGGTGAGCTAGTTGATTTGATTCGAACTCCAACTGCCTGTAAATGGATGGGAGAAACAGTTGACTGGACTAAATTAGAGGATAATGAGCCTTGGGAAATAGAGACATACGAGAGATCAAATACCTTATATGAAGAGTGGAAATGTTATAAATAGTATAAACAAAACACTAACAATAATTTATGGGATATAT